TTTTTCCTAATAATTCATATAATGCAAAATCAATTGCATCTTGTGTAGCTTCTACACAATTCTTTTCTGATAATGTTTCAAGATCTTTTTTTAAATCTATAATCTTCATAGCTTAAAGCTATGATCATTTGGAATATAAAGCAAGATCACAATCTGTTAGCAAAGGGTAGTAAATGTATGCCAAATGAATGACGTGTACTCACTACCCCGCTTTGCTGCTAACTAACCAACAATCAATGTTAGTTGCCTTTTCACATAGACTGTGTTGGCAGTCTAATTATACTGAGAGGCGACTCAATATAAACTCTAAAACTGATCCGAATATTCTTCGTTACCATCAGATTGTTTAGGTGCTGCTGGTTTAGAAGAAGGTTTAGGATCTAACATTCTGATAACACCAGTATATCTAGGAACAACTATATCCCTTGCATATACTTTTTTGCCTTCAGAATTTGTATATTGTCTAACTTCAATCTCACCTTCAACATACAACTTAGATCCTACTTTTGTGTACTTTTCTAAGTTTTCTGCTAAACGTGGATCCCAAACAGTAATAGTATGCCAAGTTGTTTTTTCTTCATCTTTAACTTTTTTGTTTGTAGCTAAAGATAACTTTGCAAATTTATCATTGTTTTTAGTCATTTTGATATCTGGATTATCTCCAAGATTACCAATTAACATTACTTTATTTAACATCAGGTTTCTCCTTTGTTTCTGGTTTAATTACAGTATGTTTTACTTTGCCAGAAAATTTTTCTTTCATGGCTTCTACATATTTGACGTTATCAAACATGCCCATAAATACATCTGCTGCCATTCCTAAATGCGAAAACGCTTTGGTCATAGCATCTGTCATAGCTTTCTTTGGTGCCTCATCATCCAATCTATCTTTTTGATATAATGGATTAACTGTACTTACTGGGCCATACCAATTGAAAGCTTCTGATTTAGATTCTCTCCAACCAATTTTTAATTCAGCAAATACTAACTTTTCTGTGTAAGTATAGTTTACAGCATAAGTCCATAAGTTACCTACTGGGCCAAATCTATCTGTCATTTTTCTGACTTGATACATTGGATCTGTAGTTGTTAACTGTTTACCAAACTTAGCAAAAGCTTTAGTAAACTTTGGATCTGTATGTTTAAACTCATTCCAGATAGCTAGATTGCTATTTTCATTTTGGATAGTTTCTTCATTCATACTTTGTTACCTTCCATAAGTTGTTGGTTTAAATGTTCTTTACTTAATACATACACGTATGCATTTAAACCTGATTTGTTTTTACGCTTTCCAGCACGTGTAATCTTTCCTTGCTTATACAATTCTGTTACTCTTGGTCTTACAGTAAACTGACTAAGATTTAACAGATCTGCAACTTCATCAGCAGTAGCACCATAATTTCCTTTATTTGCAATAATATCAAATACTTGTTTTCTTATGGTTTTTGTACCTGCATCAATTAATTCAGCAGCAGCTTTTGATGTACCATCTTCTTTATGCCCTGCTGAGTACGGGTATGATTTGGTCATCTGTGTTCTCCTTATCAAAGTTATCAAAAGCCATATATTCTGGTGGTGCTTTTTTGTTTTCTACAAAGTGCCAGAATAATAACTCGGCATTTAATAAACGATTTATAAACTCTTGATCTCTATCAATAGCAACTAATTCATATTTCATGTTACCAAAGAATGTAGATAAATATGCTTTCTCACAATCTGTAACCATCATGTAATGTTGCATTTGAGTATTGTATTTGTCTGCTACTTTAGATGGTGTGCTAAATGCATTAGTATGTTTAGCATCAATAACTGCGTTATCTTTTTTAACTAAACCATCAAGATTAGCACAAATAAAATCATAATCTTTGTGACGCATAAACTTTTGTTTAGCTGTAACTTTTTTATCATATAACCTTTCAAACCATTTTAAGTTTAGATCTTCTGTTACAATACCCATTTGTACTGGTAACACTTCTGAAAGATCTGCGGGTTCGGACTCACCAGTCTTTTCAGACCATAGCTGATACCAATCACCTTCTACAATTCTTGTAGCGTCAGAACCACCTATGAATGTTTTTCTATCTACTGTCATTACGTACCTCTTTCCATTCGTAGTTAAAGTTTTTTGTATTCCAAAAAAATGTTTTTAGAATTTTTATAATTTTTGATTTTTGTGTTTTAATTAAATTATCTTCGGAATGAGTATTGAATGTTATTGTTACTGTATAGTTTTTCATACTTACGTTCTATTTTTAATATACAATCTATATGCATTCTTACCATCATAATAATATCCGTCAAGAGTATATTTTGCGGAATTTAAGACCATTCGGTGTAGCTTTATTTTTTTGTCTAGCTTCCCATTCTTTTCTTTTATTCGCTTCATGTTTCCTCATCAATTTATCTAATCGTTCTAGTTGATCTTTTGGTATTTTATTTTCTAATAATCTTTTACCAAACTCAACATATCTATCTACGTCATCTTCAATTTGACGATAGTATTTTAGTATTTTCATTTTCCAAGCTTGTTGGACATTGTGATAAGCTGAATAATCAACTTGTGGTCGTTGCTTGATTTTCCTTGTTGCCATCTTTAAATGATCCTTCTTCAAAAGCTTTTAATGCAATACGCAATCTTTTATTATCTTGTTTAAATTTATCTAATATAGTTTTAGATTTAACTAGATAATGTATTGCGTCTAAAAGTTCTTCAATTGTTTCATCAACCCATTCGTTAATTGGTCTTTCGTTTGCAGCCATAGTTTGCCCAAACTTGTTCATGCCTTGAACATGACGTTTTACAATTAACTCAATAACTTGATTACAAATAGGATCTTTAGTTAGACCTTGTATTTCTTCGTTCATTTGTTCTCCTTTAGTTCTAGCTTACAATTTAATGCATCAGCCCAACAACAGAATAACCAACCGCTTGGTTTTCTAATACCGCATTCCCATTTAGAAACTAATCCTTTAGCAACGCCAAGGATTTCATCCATTTCTAATTGAGATATACCTTTGCTTTTTCGCACAGCTACAAACTGCGGTATAAGTTGTTCGTGAAATTTATTTCCTAATGCATAATTAGCCATAAACGAATCAATACTCTACAACGCACATTTTGTAAATGCTACGTGAAGTTGAGCAACCCCAGAAATAACCATTTTTAACACAACATATAGTGGTTTTTACAATATTCTGGGGTTACTTTCGGTATATGACTACCTATTTCAAGCTATTTTTGTCTTGAAACTTTTCAACAAAGTCATTGTAAACTTTGTTATAAACTTCCCATGCTTCGGAATTATCAATCCAAAATCTATGTCTATCACGTTTTAATCTTACGTGATGAATAACAGTTGAGTGATCTTTGCCACCCATAACTTCTCCAATTTTTGGATAAGATAAAACTGTTATATCTCTAAGCAAGTTCATTATAATACTTCTAGATATAGCTAATTTTCTAAATCTACAATCGGAATATAATTCTTTTTCACTAACTTGCATTATTGAAATAACTGAGTCTATTATAAAATCAATTTCATCTTTAACATCAACATGTTTTATGTTTTCAGATTTAGTTTGATAAATTCTAATTAAAGAATTTGTTTTATGTGTCATTGCTGCACGATACCCAGCTTTAAAACCAGCTTGATAAATTATGGTATCTTCATAACTCGGGTTTTCGTACATAATAGGTTTAAGCCGCATTTTAATATCGGCTTTAATATTTTTAGGTATCACTGTTTATCTACTCCTATTACTTTTACAGTTCCTGAAGCAAAGTTTGCATTTTCAAGATCTTCTACTCTATGATCTTTTTCTGCAATCATTGCTTTGATTGCTCGTTTAGCTTGTTCTTCGGATGCAGCACTAATTGGTACTTGCCAATATTCTTCATCCATAACTGTTACTAAATATTTTTTCATTAGATCATTCCTTTCCAGTAATTACTATTTAACATATTAATTACTTTTTGTTCCCTTCTTCGTATGACCAATTGTATTTGACCTCTTGTAATCGGGTGTGAACTCCAATGAGTTGCTGTTTGATAAACTGCAAACATTGTATGACCATATGAAGAAGAATATCTATTCCAAAGGTCACCCAAGTCACGCATTGCAATATCACTAGTACCATGCGATAATAGATTGTGTGTAACTCTGGCCAGTGTGTTCTTAAATAAGTATTGAACTTCTGCATCATTTACCTTTCGTTGTAATAATTTAAACAGATCATTACCTAATTGTTCTTGTGCATCTAATCCTGATGCAAACATATCAGATGTATATTCTGTTTCTTTATTTGTATTATGTCTATTGTACACTTTGAATTGCCATTCAGGTCTTACCATACCATTCATGCAAAGTACATAGACAGAACCAAAAATAATTTGTTCAGCCCATTGGCTATCATAACTTGCATAAATTCTTAAATGCGGGACTGTTTTTTCTTTGTAGTGGTCTTTGACAGGTATGCCTTTATCCCAAAAATAAACATCCCTTTTAAACTTGCCACCATTAGGACTAACCCAATCATGAACAGTAATTTTGATATTAGCCATATTGCCATCAAAATAGTTAAAAATGCTTTCATTAACTTTCTCCACTAAATGTTCGTATTGTCTTACTTTGTATTTGTCAGATACAACAGATAATGGTTTACAATTATCTTCTCTGACAAGAGCATATCTATTCGGTATTTCTATTTCTTCTTCATACGTTCCACGATTTTGATTGAAATGTATGGGTTTTTTAACAACATTAAACATTGCACTGCTATCAATTGTGCGTAGTGCATTTAAGTCTGTTATGTTATTCAATGCATTCATTTGTACACCTTTCTATTGAAGCCCTGTACGACTTACATACCTAAACTTACACAGGGCTTCGCAAATTTAGTGCTGCTTTTTTACCCCCCAAGAACGGGCTCAAACCGCCTAAGCAGCGAACTTGGTGTTAATACCACAAACGGAGATATGTGGCCTAGGATCTCTTTCTAGCTTGATCAAGTTTGTATTCTGTTCTTGCTTCAATTGCCATGTCAATTGCCATTGCAATATCAACTGTGCCCATGCCTAGTTGATGCAAACCTTGTACAAACTCATCTTTTTCAATTTTGCATTCTGCATAATCATTTTCTAATTTGTCAAATGCATCTTGCCATTGTTGATCTGAACTCATTTATACTCCTTAGTTAAAAAATTTACTTTTATCTTTCTTTTTAACAACCTCATATGGAAATTCAAGTTTATCTGGCATATGACTTTTAACTGCATTGTATATGCCAACGATAATTCTTGCGATTGTTTCAAAAGGTAAATTTAACACTCTCAACAATTGTAAGAACGCTAGTTTACTCATTATCATTGTTAACCATTTCATTTGTTTCTCCTTTCATTTGTTATCTCGTATGCTAAATCAAAAAACTGTTTCAACGCATCTGGATTAGCTTGTGTTGTATTTAACTGTTTTTTGAATGCTCTTATAACATGGATAACTTCCATGTTCATTAACTTAATTACTTCTTGACCAGATTCGGAATAATACTCGGTATTATCACCATCTAAATCGCTGGGTATTGCTCTTTTATCTAGTACCGATTGGATTTCTAAAAATTGCCATACTTTCATTGTACTCTCCTTTCATTTGGCTCTTAACAATAAAAAAAGCCCCGTGATACCGAAGTACCACGAGGCATAGGATATATATGAAAAAGTTATACTGTTTTCTTAACAGTTTTTAATGCTTCTTGCAATATAGCCATTTTATATTCTTTAGTTACATCTTTGCCTGTTTTCTTCTTGTTAGAATAAGGCATGTACTTTTCTTGTGTAACTTTCTCATAGAACGCTTTAGACTCATTGTAATAATGTTCTGCACGTTCTAGTGAAGCTTCTTGTCTAAGCTTAGTTTTTACAAGTCTATTGACTTTTTCCATATGGATTTCAGTACCATTTTCTTGACTTGCAAGATCTCTGATCTGTTGCAACGTCTTGTCATACTGGTTTTGAATCCATGTAAGATTTGAGTACCAGTAGTTAACATAACCAGCCATATTCATTCTGGCGTTATATTCCCAACCTTCCTCATCAATTAGTACAGCCATTTCTTGCATACCTGCACGAACAGCTTCACTAATTGCTTTCTTGTCAATAGACGCATCCATTTGGTCTATTTGACTTTGTTCTCTGCATGTTTGATAGTCAACAGTAGTAGTCATATTATACTCCTTGGTATATAGTTTGTAGTTCTTGATCATACTGATCTACCAGATCAGCATCACCTTGCATTTCTGCATGTTCTCTTAGAACATTTAGTTCTTGTACTCTTTTAACACCATGTTCATCCAACTTGATGTTATAGTATGTTATTATGTCGTGTATGTTCATTGTATTACCTTTCTGTTATAGTTTAACAAACCTACACAAGGTTTCGCCAAACAAAACGAGGGGGTCACCTCATGGGCAATGCGACAGAGGGTTGCATCTTCAGATGCGACTAGTCTGTTGCATTGAGGCAACAGCCGACCATGAAGGGGGAGTCCTTGTTATTGTAGCGAACCCGTGTGTAGAGGGGGCCCCATAGCGACCATCCCAAAGCTAATACGAACCCCATCTACCTATGGGGGTGAGTATGCATGGGAGCGTATGGGGTGTGTGCGAGGCACTTGCCGAGCACTCCGCTTTTTTTTCTTTTGTGAAACACAGCGATAGTGATCGTTACCCGAATGGGCCAAGACCGAAGGGCTTGGGTGCGAAGCACTAGAGCACGGCTATCGCCACGCACATTGTTGCACAGCTAAACAAGATCTTGTGTATTGACATAGTCTAGCAACACAGGATATAGTCTGCGTTAAGAAAGAGAGTTGACAACTAAAAGCAAGTGTTTATACTTGCGTACTACGTAACGCATGACGAACAAACTAGATACATTAACAGATAAGCAACGATTGTTGGTTGATACTATCGTAGCGGAAGGATGTAGTATTAAGGAAGCTGCTAAAAAGGCAGGATATTCAAGGAATGGGAGTGAAGAAGCAGGAAGAATAAGTGCTTCACGTACACTACGACTTCCAAAGGTACAGCAATACATGCAATCACGTATCGCAGACACTTTAGGTCTAGGTGCAGTGAGGGCTTCTAAGAAATTGATTGATCTCACCCAATCAGCTAAGAGTGAGTATGTACAACTAGAGGCAGCCAAGGATATTCTAGATCGTACAGGGATGAGAGTACCAGATAAGGTCAAGCATTCTATAGAAGGGGATATTAAGATTAATATAGATCTATCCTAGTCGGCACTAGGATATCTTTAGACAAACCTTATAGTTAGAGGGGTACCCCAAAACTGTAAGGGTTTGGATAATGAGTGATAGTACACACACAACAGAGGTTCAAAAAAGTACATTGACCCCAGATGTGAGTTTCGGTATAGAATAGTTTATGAAATCATACAAAATAACGATTTGGTCAACAACTGATCCCAACCAAAAGAAGGAGATCATTATAGAAGCGGCTAATGAAATCCATGCTTGTCAGTATGCAAGTGCAGCTTTAAGCATGGGTCAACGAGGAACGTTTGAGGAAATAGATGGTAAAGAAAGTATATCAGAATCCTAAAGGTGGATTAAACAAAGCAGGTAGAGAATACTTCAAAAGGAAAGAAGGGGCTAATCTAAAACCACCTGTTAAAGATACACCAAAGAAAGATAGCAAACGATTTAGACGTAAAGTTAGCTTTGCTGCAAGATTTGCAGGAATGAAAGGCCCAATGAAAGATAGCAAAGGCAGACCAACAAGAAAAGCACTTGCCTTAAAAGCTTGGGGTTTTGGCTCTGTAGAAGCGGCAAGAAACTTTGCAAACAGACACAAGAAATCATGAAGTGGTTAGATAAAATTATTTTTAAAATTAAGGTATTCTTTGTAGAACTTAAAAACAAAAGGAAAAAGTAATGGTTGCTAAATTAGGCACAGGAGCAAGATTTAAAGCTTTAACTGCTAAGCTTAAAAAACAAGGCGTTAAAGATCCTAAAGCATTAGCTGCTGCTATTGGTAGAAAGAAATATGGCAAGAAAAAGTTTCAAGCCATGGCAGCTAAAGGCAGAAAATAATGGCTGTTGCCAAAAAGACTAATCCTGCATTATGGGCTAGAGCAAAAGCACAAGCCAAATCTCAAATGGGTGGCAAACATTCTGCAAGGGCTATGCAACTTGCTGTTAAAATTTATAAGAAAAAAGGTGGAGGATATCGTGGTACTAAGTCAAGTTCTAATAAATTATCTAAATGGTCAAAACAAAAGTGGAGAACATCAAGTGGAAAACCTAGTGAAGGAAAGCGAAGATACTTACCTGATAAAGCTTGGAAATCTCTTACAGCATCTGAAAAAGCTGCGACAAACAGAGCAAAAGCAAAAGGTAATAAAAAAGGTAAACAATTTGTTAAACAACCAAAATCAATTGCTGCTAAAACCAAAAAATTTAGGAGTTAAATAAATGCCAAAAGTCGGAAAGAAAACTTACTCATATACTGCAAAAGGAATGAAAGCTGCAAAAACAGCAGCTAAAAAATCTGGTAAGAAAATTACTTACAAGAAAAAGTAATGTCCTTTGTATCAACTTTGTCTGTTAAAGACTTAAATAGATTACGTACTATTGTTAAGAAAGTACACCTATCTTATTACCCAAAAGATATGATTACTAATTATGAAGCTGATAAGCTTATAGATTCTTTTGGGCCAGAAGTAGTTGCTGATCTATTAAAACAACATATAGATACTGGCAACATTGACTGATTTTAAATACAAACCAGACGGACAGGTTCTCAAAGATTTTATGAAATCTGAAGCTTTCTTCAGAGGATTAAGAGGGCCTGTTGGTTCTGGTAAATCAGTTGCTTGTTGTGTAGAAATCTTTAGAAGATGTTTATCTCAGAAAAAAGGTAATGATGGTAAACGTAAATCTAGATGGGCAGTAATAAGAAATACAAACCCACAACTTAAAACAACTACAATTAAAACTTGGATTGATTGGTTT